AAACCTTGGTGGCCTGCGAGTTGACCGTCTCCGACGCACTTCCCGTGTTCAACACGTGACCCTTGAAAATCAGGGAGTCGATGACGATGCGCTTGCCATCGCGGTTCTGCTCTCCATCACCCTGCACGGGGGTGGAGATCATGCTCGACGCACTCGGGTCTTGCATCCCCGCGTTCAGCGTCGTCGCAGCGGACACGGCCGTGTCCGCAAGCTTCGTATCGTAAAACTTCTTCTCAATCCCGAGGAAGCCCATGGTCACAGCATTGGCAAGTGTCCGAGCGGCACTCAGCTTGGCGGTCTGCCGATTCAACTTGCCCACAGCAGCACTCTTGGAAGAATGTTTGCGCTTCCCCGCACTCTTGGCGGGCTTGGTCGCAGATCGGCTCCTCTTCGAGGCTCGCTCCATCGTAAATTCCGCTCTTAAAAAGCGACACCTTTACTCTCGAAAAAATCTTGAATTTCCGTTCCGTCCACCCAAATCCACTCTGCCGTCAGGCACAGGCCCGAGCTGTAGAATGTTACCAAACTCCAGCAGCCTACGGCGTAGCGGCGAGTCATCCCAGTCAACCTTGATCGAAACCGGGTCATACCAATCTCTCGGGTGATAATTGCTAGTAAAAACGACCCACTTGGCCACGAAGTTGACATGGGACCCCTTACTCTCAACTGTTAGTGGAGAGCTATCGAGAATTCTGAGCAATTCTCTAAACGGATACTGGCCTTGAAACTCGTCAAAGACGACATACTCGTGACCGTCGTAGTCATCCCACCACTTCGAATGAGACTTCCAATAGGCACCCTTGAAAAACTCGGTCGCGTAACGCGTCTTGCCACAGCCGCTGGGACCAATAACGACCAGAAAGCGGGTGATCCAATCGCGCTTGGGGGCCTTCACGCGCTTGTACGTAGAAAACGCTTTGTGATACCTCGTCATAGACGAGAAATGATCGTCCCACAGAGCGACATCGCTCGCGCCCTCGTCAATGGCGCGTTTCACCGCGGTCAAGTCGTTCCGCTTGCCCTGCTCCTTGGCCTCCCCGTGGTGCCAGGGGCCGTCGACCCTAGTGTCGACCTTAGTGGAATACGCGATAGCCTGGGACTGCGTCCCTCGCCGGACCATTAGAGCGGCCCGCTCTAGGCCCGGGACCGCATGCACCTGCGCCATGCTCTTCTTCCCAGAGCATTCAAGATAACCTTGATAATGGAGAACGTTGTTCTCCGCGCCTAACTCGAGCTGCCATACGACGTATGTCAGCCACTTCGGGAACTCCTCCGGGAGGAGCTGCGTGACTTCGCCGTCGGCGAAGTTAATGGTAAACACGTAGTTTCTAGCCTGCGGGTTCATCTTCGAATCGTCTCGCGCTCCGTCGACCCCGTCTCCTCGCTCTCACTTTATCACCGCGACGGCAAGAAACTCCGACCTGCCCCCTTTTAAGAGAGAAAACCAGAGGTTTTAACCAGAAGTGACCGGTAATATAGTCGGTCACTTCTAAAAATCGACGATGCAAGGGGCGCCTTTAACGCCCCGCGAGACGCGCATCATCGATTACCTTCACCGCGTTCAGGACGAGTTCTTCCGGTACGGGACGTGGCCCGCCTACCTCCAGCGACTCGTTTTACAGCCCCACAAGATGAACCGGGACCGTTTCACGTTGTTCTTTTTCCTGGCAGCAAACGGCCTAGACGGGGAAACGGCGGGGCTTTGGACATTGCTGATCGATGTACGACCCGACGAGAGCGGCGCCTTGCGACCTATCGTGGGTCAGTACGACCAGACCGCCCACCGGCACATAAAGCAAATGCAGAGACAACTGGAAGAAGGGACCTTGTTTCGCGGTGATAAACCAATGATGGACCTTGCAAAGGGCTACGTGGTGCCGACATAAAAAAGTACCTTGTATTATTTCTTCTTGGGCGCAGCCTTCTTAGGCTTCTTCGGCTGGAGGCTCGCGATGTACGAGGCGTACGCCCGACAGACCGATATCCGGGTGGCATGCGGCGTATCGTAGTTGTCGAAGATCTCGGCGAGATCCGGAATGTCGTCTTCGACGACTCGCGGGCTGCGAGGGCGCTTCACGCTCTTAGCCGCGACAGGCTCGCGGAGCGCCTGCATACGAAGAGCCGCGTCTTTTTCGGCCTCGGTAGGGACCCACTCCTCGGGACCCTCGTCGTCGCTGGCCGGCTGATGCGGCTCGGCATCTCGCGCTTCTTCGTCGGCGATATGGCCCACTGGATCATAATACTCACCCTCCATCTCGGGAAAATTTTCTTGTCCTTGGTTGGCCATGGTGCCGAGCACCGTGTCAAGGTCCGTAATAGCCTGTCTATGGTCCGCACTCATCTGTGAAGGCGTTAGAAGGGTCGAGACAGTGTAACATCACCACTGTCAAAGTAGTAGCATCCGGCTCCATGAGGTGTGTGAAACCCACGAAAAAACAAAAACTCGTCGGATTTTAGTGCCATTTTTTTGGCCTCGCCGGCCGGGCGTCCTACGCGGACGGCGCGCCTCGCCGGCGAGGCTTGCTGGGGGGCGGAGCCCCCCAGACCCCCCGGCTAAAATTGGTCGTAGAACCTGATACGGGACGCGTAACCGCCAGCTGATAGCGGCTGATGTACAAGAGGATTCGTGTCGTAATAGGAAGAAAACATTACGACGTGGAGAGAATTGTCGACAACATCGGAAATAGCGCCCGTAAAGGACTTGAACATCACCCGTATATCAAGCGGAACAAAAAACTCAAAAGGGACACGCACGCCAGACATCTGAAAAGTAGGAGGGACCGCTGGCTCATAATCATTCGTCAGCGTCTTTGGATTGAGCTCGAAAGTTTTTCGAGCGAGTACTACGAAGCGGTTCGAATTGTAGAGATTCACGAGCGGCGTACAAGAGCTTGTTACAGCGTTGCCCGGATTAGTAAAGATATCCTCGGAAACGCACTGCGTTCCGTTAGTTTGGGTATCTAGGACCAACGCGATAAAAGCTAGACGCCCGCTGATTGGTGTCGGCAACACCAAGGCGTACTCTAAGTCGAAACTTCCTCTCACACTCCAATTTTTGATAAGAATGCCCCGTCCGTTAAACTGTGTAGGTCCGTTGCCGCGAGACGGAACGGACAAAGGACCGGACGGCGGGAGAATGCCTCCGGCCATAGATGTGTCTACAGACAGCTGCTGAGCATCAGTGTACCGGTCCAAAAACTTTAACTCCGGCGCGGGAACCATCGACTGAAAACGGGGGATCGAGCCGTGCAACGGCAGCAGAACATCAGAATTATCATCGGCGTCGCCACGCAGACGCTTGTGAGCACTGCTACCGCCAGTACCTCTAGAAGCATGGCTGCTCCGCCTAAACATACCCCTTAAACAATTGAATATTTCGGGTAAACCCGTATTTTTGTATTTTTTGTTAATCATCCCATGAAGCGCACACGCGCGTTGTACGCGATGTTGGCACCAGCGAGCGTGGCGAAAGCCACGACGTGGATCGAGTTATCGACCACGTTCGCGATGTTGGCGTCGGTGCCCGTCGCGTTGAAATGGACGGGCAGCCCTCCCTTGAAAGGAATATACCAATCAAAATCACGCCGAACGCTGTTAGCGGCGTAATTGGCGCCAGCGGGAAAAGCGCCCGAGGGTGTCAGATCGTACGTCTGACTCTTGAGAATCCGGAAACGGTTCCCGCCAAGCAGATTCTTGGCGGGGTCGGCAGCTAGCTGCACCGAGCCCGACACATTCTTGAAAATGGCCTCCGACGCACACTGGGCAGCGTTCGTCTCCGTGTCCAGCACAACGGCAACAAACACCTTTGTTGCGGCCTCCACCGCAGTTCCAGACGAAAAAGCGTTCTCGACAAATCCCTTCAGGACCACAGAGTCAATCGTGCACTGCTTTCCGTTGCGCTGCTGTTCGCTGGAGCCCTGTCCAGGGGCACTGATGCATGAAACGCATCCTCCAACTGCCACAGAAACGGGATCGTACATCCCGCTAGTCAGGGCAGCAGCCGAGCCAATCGCCGTCGGCGCCACGTAGGTATCCAGAAACTTCTTCTCGATCCCGAGAAAGCCCGCGGTCGTCGCATTCGCAATCACGCGGGCGGCAGCCACCTTGGACATGGACTTGTTGTGCTTCGCTACCGCCGCGCTCTTCGAGCGCAGCGCTCTTTTGCCCGTCTTCCCAGACGATCTGCCCGCAGACCGGCTGCGCTTCGAGGCTCGCTCCATCGAAAATTCCGCTAAGAAAAAGCGCCACTTTTACTCCCGAAAAAATTTTGAATTTCCGTCCCGACCTTTCTAACGTCTTCACAGATGAGTGCGGACCATAGACAGGCTATTACGGACCTCGACACGGTGCTCGGCACCATGGCCAACCAAGGACAAGAAAATTTTCCCGAGATGGAGGGTGAGTATTATGATCCAGTGGGCCATATCGCCGACGAAGAAGCGCGAGATGCCGAGCCGTATCAGCCGGCCAGCGACGACGAGGCTCCCGAGGAGTGGGTCCCCACAGAGGCCGAAAAAGACGCGGCTCTTCGTATGCAGGCGCTCCGCGAGCCTGTCGCGGCTAAGAGCGTGAAGCGCCCTCGCAGTCCGCGAGTCGTCGAAGACGACATTCCGGATCTCGCCGAGATCTTCGACAACTACGATACGCCGCATGCCACTCGGATATCGGTCTGTCGGGCGTACGCCTCGTACATCGCGAGCCTCCAGCCGAAGAAGCCTAAGAAGGCTGCGCCCAAGAAGAAATAATACAAGGTACTTTTTTATGTCGGCACCACGTAGCCCTTTGCAAGGTCCATCATTGGTTTGTCACCGCGAAACAAGGTCCCTTCTTCCAGTTGTCTCTGCATTTGCTTTATGTGCCGGTGGGCGGTCTGGTCGTACTGACCCACGATAGGTCGCAAGGCGCCGCTCTCGTCGGGTCGTACATCGATCCGCAATGTCCAAAGCCCCGCCGTTTCCCCGTATAGGCCGTTTGCTGCCAGGAAAAAGAACAACGTGAAACGGTCCCGGTTCATCTTGTGGGGCTGTAAAACGAGTCGCTGGAGGTAGGCGGGCCACGTCCCGTACCGGAAGAACTCGTCCTGAACGCGGTGAAGGTAATCGATGATGCGCGTCTCGCGGGGCGTTAAAGGCGCCCCTTGCATCGTCGATTTTTAGAAGTGACCGACTATATTACCGGTCACTTCTGGTTAAAACCTCTGGTTTTCTCTCTTAAAAGGGGGCAGGTCGGAGTTTCTTGCCGTCGCGGTGATAAAGTGAGAGCGAGGAGACGGGGTCGACGGAGCGCGAGACGATTCGAAGATGAACCCGCAGGCTAGAAACTACGTGTTTACCATTAACTTCGCCGACGGCGAAGTCACGCAGCTCCTCCCGGAGGAGTTCCCGAAGTGGCTGACATACGTCGTATGGCAGCTCGAGTTAGGCGCGGAGAACAACGTTCTCCATTATCAAGGTTATCTTGAATGCTCTGGGAAGAAGAGCATGGCGCAGGTGCATGCGGTCCCGGGCCTAGAGCGGGCCGCTCTAATGGTCCGGCGAGGGACGCAGTCCCAGGCTATCGCGTATTCCACTAAGGTCGACACTAGGGTCGACGGCCCCTGGCACCACGGGGAGGCCAAGGAGCAGGGCAAGCGGAACGACTTGACCGCGGTGAAACGCGCCATTGACGAGGGCGCGAGCGATGTCGCTCTGTGGGACGATCATTTCTCGTCTATGACGAGGTATCACAAAGCGTTTTCTACGTACAAGCGCGTGAAGGCCCCCAAGCGCGATTGGATCACCCGCTTTCTGGTCGTTATTGGTCCCAGCGGCTGTGGCAAGACGCGTTACGCGACCGAGTTTTTCAAGGGTGCCTATTGGAAGTCTCATTCGAAGTGGTGGGATGACTACGACGGTCACGAGTATGTCGTCTTTGACGAGTTTCAAGGCCAGTATCCGTTTAGAGAATTGCTCAGAATTCTCGATAGCTCTCCACTAACAGTTGAGAGTAAGGGGTCCCATGTCAACTTCGTGGCCAAGTGGGTCGTTTTTACTAGCAATTATCACCCGAGAGATTGGTATGACCCGGTTTCGATCAAGGTTGACTGGGATGACTCGCCGCTACGCCGTAGGCTGCTGGAGTTTGGTAACATTCTACAGCTCGGGCCTGTGCCTGACGGCAGAGTGGATTTGGGTGGACGGAACGGAAATTCAAGATTTTTTCGAGAGTAAAGGTGTCGCTTTTTAAGAGCGGAATTTACGATGGAGCGAGCCTCGAAGAGGAGCCGATCTGCGACCAAGCCCGCCAAGAGTGCGGGGAAGCGCAAACATTCTTCCAAGAGTGCTGCTGTGGGCAAGTTGAATCGGCAGACCGCCAAGCTGAGTGCCGCTCGGACACTTGCCAATGCTGTGACCATGGGCTTCCTCGGGATTGAGAAGAAGTTTTACGATACGAAGCTTGCGGACACGGCCGTGTCCGCTGCGACGACGCTGAACGCGGGGATGCAAGACCCGAGTGCGTCGAGCATGATCTCCACCCCCGTGCAGGGTGATGGAGAGCAGAACCGCGATGGCAAGCGCATCGTCATCGACTCCCTGATTTTCAAGGGTCACGTGTTGAACACGGGAAGTGCGTCGGAGACGGTCAACTCGCAGGCCACCAAGGTTT